ATCAAATATTCATGATTATTATTCATGAAATTGATTCTCTCAAAATTATCTAAATATATATAATTAACCAATAAATTGGCTGATATTATTGATGGTGGATTGAATTGAAAATAATCTGTATCCTTAACTATAACTGAGTTTGGTTCTATGTACATTTTAAAATTTGTTTTTCCTGTTATCGCATAATTATTATCATCAACCTTAGTTGGAATTAAAAAATTACCTTTTATTGGATTAAAATATACTCTTTGATTTATTTCATCAAAATAAATAAATTCACCAACCACCTTATTATTCATATATTGTTGATATATAGTTTCTCCTTTTTTATATAAACAAAAATTATTAGTTACTGACATGTAGTAAGATGGAGATATTTTATAGCATTTATCAAAATCATTAAATTCTACATGTATTTTAACATCGCTATGATTTAGAGCAATTAATGGTAACCCCAACCCAGTATCTAAACAAAACCAAAAAGATAATGGAATATATAATTGGATTGTGTCTTTTGTTTTACTATATTGAGTTAATTGTTCTATATTACCAATCATACGATTATATGATTTATTTGTTCCCATACTACCAGTCAACTCATACCAAATATTTAACCAATCTCCATAATGTCTTTCAATTACAGTACCACCAATTTCCACTTCAATATAGTTCAGTAATGCCAATCCTACTTTTTCTACCCATGAAAAAGTTTTCATTGTTGATGAATTATTGTTAAATATTTCCATTTGAATACTTGGTAATTCAATGCAAAGATAACACATACCTAATAAATCGGCATTTTTACCAATACTTACAGTACATCTTCTTCCAAAATCTGGTGTTGTTTTAAAGTATTGTGGGGATGGTTCTATAGAATAATTAGTATGTCTTTTATATGCTATTTTAAAATATGTTATTTCTGGTTGGGCTGATAGATATAAATTCTCTTTCCCAACTGAAACTAATAATAATAAGCCTATTCCCATATAACATTAATTAGAAAAACGATCTTTATATATAATTTTATTTTATATATAATTATTGTTTGTTTTATATTTTAGTTACGTCCTAATAATGATGAAACGTTGATGTTGGTTGGTGCTGAACTACCTGAACTACCTTGTCTAGATTCATCAATTGCCTTAGCAATAGTTTCTAAGATTGAAAGCACTGCTGATTGTTTCTTGTCAACCTTGGCAGAGTATTTGTCTTTTTGGTCAACAAATTCTTTAAGGTGTGATAAACTTAAAACATTGTCTGAATCATATGATGAGAAGTTCTCAAGTAAATCTAAGTAAGTTTCACCATATGAAACAATGTTACTTAATTTAGTTTCAGAGTCTAATAAACTGTTAATTAAAGATTCAACTTGTGCGTGGTCGCGTTGATCAATTGATTTACCTCTACGAGCAAGTCTAGAAACCAAGTTGGCGTATTGATTCTTAAGAAGGTTACCTGATAATGATGGTACATTATTCAATCTGGCTTGTAAATCAGCTAATGAGGAACCACCACTTTGGAAGTTGACATTTAATGGTACTGAAAAACCAACCATATTTGGTAAACCTAAACCTAAACGAACGGCAAAGTTTCTATTGTTGACATCACTTTGTAATCTAGCTACTTGGGCACGAGCAGATAATGTTTCCACACGACCCTTAAGACCCCATTTATCAAGGAGATTACCGGCAAATCTGGTTGTTGATTGGGCAACAACAGGTTGACCACGGTTTAAGATTGCTGGACTTTTATTGACTCTTTCAACCACTAAACCGAAATAAGTTATTAAATTATCATAACCTTTAATTCTTTGAAATTCTCTTGGGTCTAATTCACTAGGTTTGTCTTTAGAACGTTGTTCTAATTTATCAAGCCATTGATCAGTTGAACCGGCACGTACAACACCATCAACATTAACAAATGGCCATTCAACTGATTCTAATAAAGTGACTAAACTTGCAATTGGAGCTTTATCAATAGCACTTGATTGTGCTGTAAATGCTTGTGGAGAATCTAAATAGTTTTTGCAATTAGAAATATTTCTACTATTTGGATTCATCATACACTTCATTATAAATTCTCCGCAATTTTGACCATCGATATCTGGATCGATACCCATATCTCTACAAACCTTATCTGGAGCATCTTCACTGATACTTAATAAATCAGCAGCTTGATTGTTTCTGTCAACTAAGTTACCTTTTGAATCACGTGAAAATTCAGCATTACCAGAAGCTACATTTGAACCAAATAATTGGTTAAGATTAGATGGACTACCTTGTGCTTGTACGCTATCTTGAAGACGTAGTCTTACGAGGTGATTAGTTAATTTAAAGGTAAAATCGCGTGCACTTGTAGGTACAGAACCAGCAGGACTGATATCAAATACAGCCTTCACATCAGTACTTCTATTATTAAGAGCTAATAATACTGCTCTGATTATATCTTGTTCATTAGATGGTAATTGTTCAACAACTCCGTCAAATATATTTTTATCTGTTAAGTTGGCTGGATTAATAAATTGAGGAGAACCTAATAAAGATTGTAATTTACCTGCAAAATCAGTCCATTCCTCTGGTGCGTTACCAGATTTAAAATCAGTACTATTTTGATATAATTTTGATACTTTTAAACCAGTACCTCTGGTTGTATTTCTAAAATAAATAATAGCTCTTAAAAATAAACCATAACGTCTATCAATTTTGTCGGCAGCAATACCTCTGTTAAATAATTCTCTAACTACTCTATCATAACGATCTGCTTTACTTGACATTCTTATATATATATATTACTATAGAAAAAAAATATTTGTAAAATTCTAAATATTTTTTAATAATTAAATTATTTTTTATCTCAACAACTTATAATGGATAAAATCCTTGGTTTCCCAATGTGGGTATGGTTAGTTGCTACCATCGTTTTATATGTAACATATTTTTCCAAAGAAAATTTTGCTGATACACAAGATGAAATAAAAATATATAATTTTAATACTGAATGGTGTGGTTGGTCTAAACGTTTTCAACCAGAATGGGATGAGTTCTCTAAAAATGTAAGTGGTAGAGTTAAAGCAATTGATGTTAAATGTGATAATGATAAGAATCAACAATTATGTAAAGAATTTGAAGTTCCTGGTTTCCCATCTGTTATTGCTATGGTAAATGGTAAACGTCATGAATATAGAGGAGAACGTACCGCAAAAGCGTTAAAGGAATTTGCTGCTAACCTCAAGTAATTCTTTATAGAATTCCATTTGTTTTAATCTATTAGTATCAAAATCCATATAACCATTTAATGCTCCCCACCACATCCCACCAATTGCTGCGGTGGTATCATTATCACCTGGATGAATAGTTAGCAATGTAATAAAACTCTCTACACTATATTTTATATTGTCAAAATCTAATGATTTAGAGTTGGGGGTATGCATACTCATTAATAAACAGTCATATGCATAAATACAACTATCTAAACCTGAACTACCTATGCGTTCCCAAACGAATTCCATTTTTCTTAAACTTTGCCCTTTTATAACATGTTGTTTAATCTCTTCTGTGGGATAGAATGATAATAGAAATTCTGTTCTTTCATTTGGATAAATAAATCCATCTAATGAGTTTTTATATTTTATTTTTGGTATTCTCAATTCATTATAACGTTTCCAATATGACATAAAATTATCCAAATCATCTATTTGATCATTTTTTGGATAATATTTATGAATGATCTTTTTATTATACAGTAACAATAATCTATCTATCCATTCAATTGGATTTATCTTATTTATTGCATAGCTAGTAAATAATGCGGCTACCATCCCTCCCAAATAACCAATATAATAATTATGAGTTAATTTAGAGGCTATTATAGATTCCTCAATTATCTTTTCCTCGTCATCTTTCCAAAACAATCCAATTGGACCAGTTCTCATAGCAGCTCCATTTCCACCCATTGTAACTTTATTATGTAGTTTGAGGCCTTTTTTAAGTAATTTGAGGGATTCTTTAGTTGTTTCTCCAACTAATCTTTTCCCGTCAACCAATAAATCATATATTTCAAGATATTCTTTAGTATAATTAATCTCTCCACCACCATTTAATACTGCTTTCATTGTGGCAATAATCATAATCGTATCATCAGATGCATTCCAATTAGTAATATCTATATTATTAGGACCCCCAATAATCATAAAATGATGTAACATAGTAAGCCATATTTCATTATATGTGTTCAAATTTTTAATATTAATCTGGTAATTGAATTCCCATTTACCATTATGAAATCCAATTGTTTCAAAATAAGATGCTAACATTAAACTAGCTTGGTAATTACTCATATAAAATATTAAAGAAAATATATTTAGAGCTAAAATTAATATATAAAGATATATAAATGTCAAAGATTGAAATAGATTTTAATAATCTAAAATATAATCTTTATGAAATATTAAACGTGTCACCATCATCTGATACCTCCAAGATAAGAAAAAGCTTTCTAAAATTAATAAAAAACTTTCATCCAGATAAAAATTCAGAGTTAGAGGAGGAAATTTATCAACATATAATATTAGCAAATCAAATATTGACCAATGAAGCAACAAGAAAAAAGTATGATAATTATTTATTAGATAGAGCAGAGAATTTTATAGAAATGAGGGAATCATTTAATAA